GGGGGGGTTCACCCAAAAAAACAACAATCCTGTTAAGATGCCGCCATGACAAATCGACTTCCTCCTGAATTACACCTTGTGCATGGCACAAAGTCCGCGCATAAGGGCGGCGCGTTGCCTGAGTCTGTGCGTAAGCGAGTTCCAAAAGCTGAATGGCTAGACAACCCTGACGCATGGGACAGAAACGCATTTATTTCCGAAACGTCTGAATTTCTTTGGGAAACATACGGCATTGGCTCTGACCAAGACAAGCACGTTTTGGCGGCACTTGCCAATCAAATGGATATTTACATTAAGTGTATGAAGGGCGTTGCTAAAGGCGGCATCATCACGCAATTCAACAACGGTGCAACTGTTGGTCCAAATCCATTTTTAACTGCTGGCGACAAAGCGTTAAGTCGTGCGATTGTGTTGATGAATGAACTTGGCTTAACACCTCGCGGTCGACTTGCGACAAACAAGCAAGAGGGCGGCAAATATTCTCGATTGCTTAATGGCCCATGAATTACGAAGATGGCATCATGTATGCCGTGGATGTTGCCAAAGGCAGAATTCCAGTTTGTCGCAATGTGCGTTTGGCTTGCCAAAGATTTTTGAACCAACTGGAAGATCGCGCATGGGCTTGGGAATTTCATATTTCTTATGTCGAACATTTTCTAGAATTTGCTCAAACACTGGTACACACCAAAGGCCCAGACGCTGGCAAGCCGTTATTGCTTGAACCATTTCAAATTTTTATTATTTGTGCCATTTATGGGTTTAGGAATAAACGTGACCCAAAAACCCGCATGGTCACAGATGTTATTGTGTTTATTCCGCGCAAAGCTGGTAAGTCAACGCTGACTGCCGTGATTGCTTTGTATGAGTTGCAATGGGGCGAAGCTGGCGCAGAGGTTTACACATTGGCAACAACTCGCGACCAAGCAAGCATTGTGTTTGATGCTTCTAAGGGTTTTGTGGAAAATATGCCACACGATGTTGCAATGCTTTACAACGTACAGCGAAACCAAATAACCAAGACAGGCGACAGTCAAACTAAATTTAAAGCGTTAAGTCGTGATACAAAAAAGACAGGTGACGGTATGAATCCCTCCTGCGCCATCATTGATGAAGCGGCGCAGATTGTCGACAGAAACGCTATTGAAGTTTTGCATTCGGGAATGGTTGCGCGTAAAAATCCATTGAGGGTTTACATTACTACTGCTAGCTTTACAAAAGACACTAAGTTTTTTGAAGATATGCAGATGCTAGAAAATATGTTGACAGGCGAAGCATCCGACAATCCGCGATGGTTTGGCTTGTTATATGGGCTTGACCCGGGCGATGATTGGCGAGACCCTAAAAAATGGGCAAAGGCAAACCCCATGCACGGCATCAGCGTGTATGAAGATGCGATTGCTGAACGCGCAGAACAGGCAAAGCATAAACCAGCCGCACTGAATGAGTTTCTTTGCAAGACGCTTAACATTTATGTAAGTGCAAACTCCGCTTGGCTTGACCGCGAATATTGGGATAAATCCATAATGGAACAAACACAAATTGTTTGTCCACGTGAACCTGAGTCTGTTTACATTGGCTTTGACTTGGCGGCAACCCGTGATTTGAACGCTGTTTGCACATTAAAGCGATTTGGTGATGACGATTACGAAGCAGAGTTTAAATTCTTTTTGCCTGAAGATGGATTGGAAATTGTGCCAAAGCATTATTCTGATATTTTCAGGGTTGCGGTTAACAGCGGCATATTGCATATCACTGAAGGCAACGTGATGGATGACCGCGAAATAAGCGACTATATCATTGGTCAAGCCGCTAAATACGATGTTAAGGAAATTGGCTTTGACGCATACAACGCCGCAAGTCTGGTTGCTCGATTGCATGAAGCTGGCCTACCTGTTAAGAAAGTTGGTCAAGGCATGGCGGTGTTAAGTAATCCAAGCAAGCACGTTGAAAAGCTGATTATGAATTACAACATCAAGCATGACGGCAATCCATTTGTAGGCTGGCAACTTGGCAACTGTGAAGTTTATGTGGACGTTAACGGCAATGTTAAGGTTCGGAAAAATGAAAATGACAAATCTGCCAAAGTTGATGGCATAATATCTTTAATCATTGCAATGCACTGTTCACTGGACAATCCGACAATGAGTGGTTTTGGATTCCGCACTTTTTAAAGGTGAAACATGGGAATTTTTGATAGATTCATTGGCAAAGGTAAAGATTCCAAAGAATCCAATACACTTTTTGGTCAAACTGCGCTTGGTAATAATATTGTTTATCAAGGAAACAATAAGAATCCGACAGTAAATACGCAGATTTTGTATGTCACAACAGCGAGTAGCACCAACGCTGGCAGACCAGTTGATACATCACTGCTCACGCGCAATAGCACCGTTATGTCTTGTGTGGCGGTCAAAGCACGCGCAATGTCGCAATTGCCAATCAAAATCATGGCATTGGCTGAGGATGGCACATATGTTGACGCATTGACTGACCCTAATGTTGGCCCACGCGACAAAATCAAAGCCAAACAAGTTTATTCATTGTTGACCAATCCAAACAATTTTCAGAGTGCCTACGAATACTGGTATCAATGGATGATGTGGCATGAATTGCTTGGTGAAGCATTTACGCTGTGGTGGAGAAAAGACCAGAACGACCCAACGCAAACACCGCTGGAAATGTACGAACTGGACAGCACTTTGATTGCTGTAACCATCACGCCTACACGTTACCCAAGTTATCGATTGTCAACACCTAGCTACGGTTTCAACAAGGATGAACCATTGGCGGCGCATCAAGTTATGCACTGCAAAGATATGGCATGGCAGGGTTCAGCGGGTTTTAACAAAGGCATTTTGGCGGCTGAATTGATTGGTTTAGATCAAGACATTGACTTGTATGCCAATTACGTCATGCTGAATGGTGCAAAACCCAGCGGTATGTTTATCACTGAAAATGTGATTCCAGATGCCAAATACAAAGAAATTGCCGCACGATTAAAAGAAGCATGGTCAAGCATGGTTGGTAGTCAACAAACGGACAAAAGCAAGCCGGGTCAGGGAATGTTGCTTGACCAGGGCATGAAATATGAACCGCTAAAAATGTTGACTTTGCAAGATGCTGATCTTGCTAATTTAAAGACGCAGACCATGAAGCGCATTTGTGGCTTATATGGCGTACCACCCGCCATGCTTCATTTGGGTGACCAAAAATACAACAACACGCAAACCATGCTGGATGAGTTTTACAAATCCACTATGTACCCAATCATTGTTAACGTACAGCAGAAATTAAAGGCATCACTGTTTAAAGGTTACCCAAATTTGTGCGTAGAATTTGACACACAAGATTTTCTTAAAGGCGCACCGCTTGATCAAATGAATTATGTGACTGCTGGTATTAAAGCTGGCATCATGACACCTAATGAAGCGCGAGAATATTTAGGCAAACCAAACATTGATGGTGGCGATGAATTGCAAAAATCAGATGGTAAAGCAGACCAAATTTCTGGCTCAAGCCCGCAAGACACTGGTGGCGGTGGCGGCAATCAAACCAAGAAAATGAACATTGGCAAACAAGAACAGCAAACTGAAGCAGTTGTTTATGCGCCTGAATTGCAACAAATGCCTAATGTGCAAGTAAAATCAACTCCAGCAGGATTAAATTTTAACATTCAACAAGAATCGCGTAAAGTTACCAAACACATCACACTTGTCCGTAATGCCGAAGGCGCAGTTATCGGCGCAGAATCAAAGGAAATTTAAATGGCAATCACCACCACAATGACTAATTCTTACAAGCAAGATGTCTTGTCAGGAACACAAACTTCGGCAGACACATACAAGATTGCTTTGTATACGTCCTTAGCAACGCTAGATGCGTCCACAACGGCTTATTCTTCAACAAATGAAGTAGTAGGCACAAACTATACGGCTGGCGGTGCTACGCTTGCTGGTTTTACCACTGGTTTGTCTGGTTCAACGGCTTATTTGACATTTACAAATCCAAGTTGGTCAACTTCAACAATTACAGCGCGTGGTTGTTTAATTTATAACTCAAGCAAATCAAACAAATCCGTAGCGGCTTATGATTTTGGCGGTGATGTAACTAGCACGGCTGGCACATTTACTGTTAATTTCCCTGCCGCTGGTGCTTCTGGTCTTATTCGTATTGCTTAATCATGGCACTTGTCCTTGCTGACCGGGTAAAGGAAACCACAACGACCACAGGCACAGGCACAATTACTTTGCTTGGCGCGATAAGTGGTTTTCAATCTTTTGCAACTATTGGCAATGCAAATACAACTTATTACGCCATTGTTGGTCAAACCACAACAGAATGGGAAGTTGGTCTAGGCACATACACAGCATCAGGCACTACGCTTGCAAGAACAACTGTTTATGCGTCAAGCAATGCCAATTCTTTGGTAACTTTTAGCGCAGGAACAAAAGATGTATTTGTTACTTTGCCATCTTCACAAACTGTTACATCTGGTGGTTCGCCATCATTTGCCACATTAAATTTAACAGGCACAACCAATCAAATTTCAAGCGTTGCGGTATCGTCTGACCCTGCCGCACCATCTGCTGGTAATCTAAAAACATTTGCCAAAACTATTGCGGGTGGATATACAGCACCAGCATTTTTAAATGCTACTAATGCGGCTGTGCAATTACAGCCAGCATTTGCTAATAAAAAAATAATAATGTATCAACCTGTTTGGAATAGCACCACTCCAACTTCTTTTGCAATGATGGCAGTAGGTTCACAAGGTGCAACATCCGCTAGTGCTACTTCAACAAATATGTTTACA